AACCTTTGGGGTGGATGTGGACCTAGCAGAATGCAAGCGCATCATATCTATCTACCGCCGAGCCAACTCACAGATCAGTCAGCTATGGGCAGACTGCAACAACATGGTGGCTAACCTTGAGCGTGGGCAGAAATACTTGTTTGGTAAGTTTGGGGTGATTGATGTTATCCCAGAAGAGAAAGCACTACGTCTACCTACAGGACTCACACTCTACTACCACGGCTTACATGCAGAGATGAAAGACAACCGAACCGAGTACTTCTACAAGACTAGGTACAAGGGTGTCAGCCGTATCTACGGAGGTAAGGTAGTGGAGAACGTGTGCCAGTCTATAGCTCGCTGTGTTATAGGTTGGCAGATGCTACGCATTGCGAAAAGGTATAAAGTAGCAATGACAGTGCATGACTCTGTTGTGTGTTGCGTACCAGAAGATCAGGTTGCAGACGCGCAAGCCTACGTAGAGGAGTGTATGCGTAGCCTACCCGATTGGGCAGACGGACTACCTATTGACTGTGAATCAGGCGTGGGTAAATCATACGGGGACTGTGACTGATGACACCTGAGCAAGAAGAACGAGTTATACAAGCTATAGAAGATATAGCGGATGCTCTACAGGAGTTGTTAGAGATAGCTAAAGGAGAGGAAAACAGTGAGTCGTAAATGGTCATTCAGTCGATTGAAGTCGTTCGAGCAATGCCCCCGTCAGTTCTACTACGAGAAGGTAGCACGTAAGTACGTACAGAAAGAGACTGAAGCCATGCGGTACGGCACTGCCGTACATGAAGCGGCTGAGTTCTATGTGCGGGATGGTACACCCATCCCCGCTAAGTACGGCTACATGAAGCCGATACTAGATAGCCTCATTGCTATCAAGGGAGAGAAGTTGTGTGAGTATGAACTTGCAGTAACTTCCAACCTTGAGCCGTGCAAGATGGAGGACGAGGAGGCTTGGTTCAGGGGCATAGCCGACCTAATTATCCTCGATAAAAGCAAGGGTGTGGCTAAGGTGCTAGACTACAAGACAGGTAAGTCAGCCCGTTACGCAGACACAGGACAGCTAGAGCTAATGGCGCTCGCAGTATTTAAACACTTCCCTGAAGTGGATACTGTACAGGCTGGCTTGCTTTTTGTTGTGTGTGATAAGTTCATACGTGAGACGTATACCAGAGATCAGGAAGCTGAGCTTTGGGAGAAGTGGCTGAAAAAATATAGTCGCATGGAGAAGGCATACGAGACAGACGTATGGAACCCTAACCCTAGTGGCTTATGTAAACGGCACTGTCCAGTGACAGAATGCCCTAACAATGGGAATCACTAGTATGCCCTACAAGAATCCGAAGAAAGACCGTGACTACAAGAAAGAGTATCAGCTTCAAAAAGAGCGGGGCGAGAATCCAGCCCGTGCTGAGCGCCAACGTGCAAGACGTAAGATGGACAAAGAAAGTCCAGATCGAAACGGTAACGGCAAGGCCGACAAGCGTGAAGGAAAAGACGTTGCCCACAAGAAAGCACTATCTAAGGGTGGCTCTAACAAAGATGGTGTAACTGTACAGTCCCGCAAGAAGAATCGTGCGGCTGGCGGTGCCATGAGTAAGCCCCCTAAAAAGGGTGCAAAGAAAAAGAAATAGCGTATACTGAAATTCAGCCACCCCTCCGTCAGGGTTGTTTGCTGGTCTACCCCACCAGTGGTTGAAACGGGGTAAACATACATATTAAAGCAGAGTGAACGTACACACGTTTCGCTCTATTTTTGCGTTGCTGTAAGGAGAGATACAGTGCAGATAATAGACAACAAGGCACTACTGTTACGCCTCAAGAACCCCAAGCAGGTTACGACAGTGATACCCAAGAGCAAGGAGCTAGCTAACAATCAGGTGCTAGTGAACTGGGGTATAGAAGAGGTACAGGTACTACGCAATCTAAATATAAAAGCCCCCTCGCCAATCACTATGAAGTACGACTGGCCCGGACTGCACAAACCATTCGACCATCAGAAATCTACCGCAGCTTTTCTATCTCTAAACAAACGAGCGTTCTGTTTTAACGAGCAAGGCACAGGCAAAACTGCATCAGCTATTTGGGCGGCTGACTATCTTATGAAGCGTAATAAGATAAAGCGCGTTCTCATAGTGTGCCCCCTATCTATCATGGATATGGCATGGAAGAACGACCTGTTTACCTTCGCCATGCACCGCAAGGTAGCCGTGGCATACCACTCTAAAGCCGAGCGCCGCAAAGAAATCATTAACTCAGATGCTGAGTTCGTCATCATCAACTATGACGGCATGAATATTGTGTACGATGAGATAGCTAACGGTGGCTTCGACCTAATCATCGTTGATGAAGCTACGCACTATAAAAATACACAGACGAAACGATGGAAGCTACTGTACTCGTTGGTGAAGCCTAACACTTGGCTATGGATGATGACGGGTACACCAGCCGCACAGTCACCACTAGATGCGTTTGGCTTAGCTAAGCTTATCAACCCGACAGCAGTACCTAGATACATGAGTGCGTTCCGCGACCAAGTAATGCTCAAGGTATCTAACTTCCGCTGGATACCAAAGGAAGGTGCAACTGACATGGTGTATAACGCGCTACAGCCAGCGATACGTTACACCAAAGAGGAGTGCATGGACTTGCCAGAGCTTACATACGTTAAGCGTAATGTTGAGCTTACGCCACAACAGAACAAGTACTACAAACAGCTCAAGAAGAATGCCTTGATCGAGGCAGGTGGCGAGGAGATAACAGCCGCCAATGCCGCCATAGTTATGAACAAGCTACTGCAAATATCTTGTGGTGCTGTCTACTCAGACGATGGTAACACCGTGCAGTTCGACATAAAGAACCGCTACGCTGTGTTGAAGGAAGCGATAGACGAGTCCAGTCAGAAGGTGCTTGTGTTCGTACCGTTCCGTAACACCATAACGTTACTACGTGACAGACTTGTACAGGACGGTATCACTACGGATGTGATACACGGTGACGTAGCAGCTAGCAAACGTACCGATATATTTGAGCGATTCCAAAAGACCAACGACCCACGTGTGCTGATTATCCAACCGCAGTCAGCCGCGCATGGTGTAACGCTTACTGCCGCTAACACCATCGTATGGTGGGGACCGACTTCATCACTAGAAACATATGCACAGGCTAACGCACGTGTACATCGTAGTGGTCAGCGCCACCCATCAACGGTAGTTCAATTGGTCGGAAGTGACGTTGAGAAACATATTTACCGCCTATTGGACAATAGGATAGATGTTCACTCAAAAATGATTGATTTGTACTCAGAAGTAGTTGAATAATGCTTTTTAGTACGATATTGTACGTAAACCAACACAATGAGGAATACCAGCATGACCGAATCAGTTAACGGTGTGTCGTTAAACGACCTAACCTCCACCTATCTGAAACTCAAAGGCAAACGTGCAGAACTAAAATCCAAGTTCGATGCACAAGATGCCGATCTTCGTGAGAAGCAAGACGTTATCAAGCGTGCTCTGCTCGACTACTGCAAAGAGACAGGCGTTGAGAGTGTGCGTACTGAGAGTGGTTTGTTCTATCGTTCTGTAAAAACTAAGTACTGGACGAGCGACTGGGACTCTATGTACAAGTTTGTAGTAGAGCACGATGTTCCCAACTTCTTCTCTAAGAGTCTGAACCAGACAAACGTCAAACAGTTCCTAGAAGATAATCCTGACCTGATGCCAAAAGGCTTGAACATAGATCAAGAGTACTCGGTGTCGGTGCGTAAGAAGTGAGAACGTTATGGACCAAGAATTTGAACCATATGTACCCACGGAAGATGTTGCAAAACTATTCAACGTCAACCAAAAGACTATCCGTGCATGGGTACGTCAGGGGTTCATCACCCCACAGTCGTACGTCAAGCTTGGGCACACGCTTAGGTTTCGACTATCACGAGTGTTAAAAGATGTGGAGCGTCTGCACGAAGGGCAGACTTCACTAAACGAAGAAAAACCCGAAAAACCCGAACAACCAAAACCAGCGCCTAAAGAAGTAGAACTACCAGACTACGACCTAGACGCACTTGTTGATGATGAACTCTAAGGAGAGTACCAATGTCTGAACTATCTATGTTTTCAAAAGAACTCGCTAACAGCGACCTGTTCAAAAAGATGCTTGCTGTAAACAGCAACCTGAGCAACGGTGGCGGTAGCGGTCTAACAACTCGCCGTATCTCACTCAAAGGCGGCAAGTTCCGTCAGATGGTAAACGGCGAGCAGATCAGTGTGTCTAAAGATAACGAGATGAACATCGTTATTGTCGATGCTGCACCTATCTCACGTACTTACTACGAAGGTGTATACGACCCAAGCAACCCTGCACCACCTGCTTGTTGGTCAAACGACACTAACACCAAGCGTCCAGCCGAAGCTGTACCTGCCGAAACACGTCAGGCTAGTAGCTGTAATAACTGCCCTAAAGATATTAAGGGTAGCGGTCAGGGTAACTCACGTGCATGTCGTTTTGGTCAGCGTCTGGCTATCGCTATCGAGGGTGATCTGGACAAGGTGTACCAGCTACAGCTACCAG